TTAAAAAAGTAGCCAAAACATTTGGAGGTTTAACAAAAAAGCCATACCTTTGCACTCGCAATTCAGCAATGACATCACAACAACATTCTGAATAACGCAAATGGTTAATATCGCGGAGTGGAGCAGTTGGTAGCTCGCCAGGCTCATAACCTGGAGGTCGCATGTTCGAGTCCTGCCTCCGCAACAAGACATGGTCGAAGTCCTTTATAATATAAGGATTTCGACCTCTTTTCGTTATCGGGCGTTGCGGAGCTTCGGACAGTAGCTCGGACGCTTATTATTAATAACATTGGTTGTCGCCAGACAAACAATGTAAAAAAATGTGCAAATTCGCCCAAAAACCACGATCAGCAAGAGATATAATAGGTTATACCCTTCCACGGCTACATATGACCAAAAACTGGTATGTAGACTTTTTCGCATACGACCCGACAATTGACGGGCTGAAGCGGAAGAAATACATGCTTGACAGATACCCGAAGAAGGAGCGCAAGCACTTAGCCTCAGTGCTGATCAACAACCTCACGCAGCAGCTGATGGCTGGCTGGAACCCGTTTATCAATAATGACAAAGCTCGGAGTTACACTCAATGGCAGACTATCGTCAACCGATACACAGACTATGTCAATGTATCTGCAAGCAAAGGTCTGCTCAAGAGCAAGACGGCGACGGATTATCTCAGTAGATTGTCAGGTCTTTTAGCCTACTTGGATGAGTCAAAGGCCTCTATTAAGTATGTATACCAATTTAACAAGACTCTCGTAGTTGATTTTTTAGACTATATTGTTTTTGACAAGGAGCGGTCAGCCAAGACGCGCAACAACTATCGCACATGGCTCTCAACCTTTTGCACTTGGCTCGTTGACCGTCAATACATCACCGCTAACTTTATAGAGGAGATAAAAACGATGAAGGAGGAGGAGAAGTATCGTGACAACATGAAACACGAGGATCTGAACAAGCTGAAGGAATATACGCAGGAGAAAAAGCCTGCTTTTTATCTTGCGTGCATGATGGAATACTACACATTTATCAGACCTGAGGAGCTGCGCCACATCCGCATCGGCTACATATCTATCAAAGATCAGTGCATAACAATACCGGCAGAGGTGTCTAAAAATCGAAAAGAGCAGCCTGTCGCCATTAACGACAAGCTGCTGAAGGTGATGATTGACCAGGGCGTTTTCAGTCACCCGTCCTCTGACTATCTATTCGGCAAGGACCTCACGCCTGGAGCGGAACCGTTAGCGGTCAACCGCATCCGGCAGGAGTGGGCACGTGTGCGGAATGCCTTGAAATTCCCGCACACATACCAGTTTTACAGTCTCAAGGATAGCGGCATACGTGACCTCGCTAACGCTGAAGGCATCGTCGTTGCACGAGACCAGGCACGCCACACCGACATATCAGTAACAAACAAATATCTCAAGAGCGCAAAAGTCGCCAATGAAGCGACAAAGCACTTTAAAGGCGAGCTATAACATCTCGTAGAAGTAACCGGTTTTAAGTTTACCGATGCCGTCGTTGGACACGTCCATCTCTATCTTCTGACAGACAAATCTGCGGTTATGGAAGATGTAAATCTTAGACGGGTCTGGTATGTCATCGGTCACGAACTTGACGCAATAGAGGTTGTGTGTGTCTATCTCGACGTTAACATTATTGTTATAAGGCATCCGCTCAAGAGATAGCGACACATCCTCGCCAACACCCGTCAGCTTAGGGTACATTCTACTATCTGTCAGACAAATAGGATATCTTGTATAAGTATTGTCATTGCCAAACGTACCACCTTGTACAACCTTACCGTTCTCAAGATCACGCACCCAATCACCACTAAACATCAACCTAATCTTTTCGTCAGCATCCTCCTCGTTAGAGCTAATGTCAGCGCCCTGCATAGCATCCTGCACAGACACGTAATAGTCGCCGTCATCGTCAACAGTCATGTTATCGAGCGATGTGTCCTTGTCATTCGACATAGACGGCATACAAACTATTTTGTTAGGTATGCGGTCGGTAAACGGCAAGAGCATTTTGCTATGTATGCGTTTACGCTGACTCATTGCTACCGGAATCATTTTAAGGTCAACAACATTATCACTCTCTTTGTCGCGCATTATCGGATTAAACAAACCGCATAATGTGCGCTGCTCTGTCTCACCCTTTGACTCCGGACCACCATTCTTCGGCAGCATAGCCCATATATAATAAGTGTAACCGACCTTAAATATTGTGCTCCGGCGCTCTTTGACCGTCATGGCACTCGCTGCATTTGTCATAGCATCAGCATTATCATAAGTCAGCACTGGATATTGTTTGAGCACTGACAACGGGATAAACTCACGCCAGTCACGCTCAGTAGAGTCGTCGAAGTCGTATTCGACGTTTGACGTGGCGAGATTTGACAAGCCGTCCTCGTCATATTCGGCAGAGTACTCATCAAGGCAGTCATAACTAACCGCCTCGTTGTCAGTAAGCTCATTAGTAGCGATGATGCTGACAGTCATCGCTACGTCATCAAAAACAAACGAGGCATTAAACAGCTTGCGAAACTCCTCTATAAACGTATAAACAGACCAATGCGGCAGCGCATGCTTTATAAGGCATGAGCGACGAGCGGAAGCGATATAGAGACGTCGCCATGGGGCGCAGTCATAGTCATTACGTATGACGGTATAGCCCTCACTATTGAGGATATATTTTAGCACGTACAGCAGATTCGGCTGTACTGCGAGCACACGCATAAACGGCACAGTACCACCCGGGAGCGTGTAACCATTAAGCTTTATCTTATCAAACGTTGCAGCAGCTAAATAGTTGGACATGCAATCATGCGTCTCATCGTAGATGGGATAAAACAAAGCGACACCCGGCTGACCGACATTGACGCCATTAGTGAGGTCAACAAGCACCATGGACGGTTTTGTACTGCAGTCTATACTCGTCACACCCATCTGTGCGTAGCGCACCGCATCAATACCAGATGTTATTTTAACATCAGGATAATCAATATCGTCAATATAATGCTGCTCAAATTTGGAGTTGTATTTAATACGTGACTTACCGCCAACAATCTGCAGCTTAACTGCAGATTCGCTGACGGATGTCACTGTACCCTTGCCGCTGACAAACAGACGATTGTCAGCAAACAACTTACAATCGTCAAAGGCGGTCGTCGGTTTGTGCACGTCAAAACGATGCACGTTGCCGAATATAACTTGATTAGCATGTATCGACATCGGGAACGTAATATCATAGGTATAAGAACCAGAATCCTCGATGTACTGATTAGCATATGTAACCTTAATCTTGTCGGTCGAGGATGGAACGGCTATCTTGCCGTTAACGGTACAATGTATCATGTTTATGTACGAGATTTGAGTTTATTGTAATCATCGAGGTTCTTAGCCACGCCAGTCGGACCATCAATATAGACCTTAGCATCTATGCCGGCAGCGAGGATGAGTGACAAGCGGTCGATGACATCACGAGCCTCGCCGAGTGTGGCATTAAGCTCAGAGTTGTCAGTATTGACTGTAACCGACGGGGCAGAAACCACCGTCGCCCCACCTTGACCGAGAGAACGAGAGATATCAGCTGCAGTAAGTGATGACACCGTATTATTGCGCTGCGCTTCGTCGATTAGCCGTAAAGCCGGGAGGATGTTGCTATTGTTGACGGTGTGATGGTTTGCCACGAACTCGCCCTCATGTACGACACCAGCCTCTCTGCGGTAGCTTCGACCACCCGTAAAGCCGCCCTCATAATAGCCAGCCTCTTGAGCTTGCTGTTGTTTTTTGATTGTAGCAATCTGGATAGCACCCGCAGCTGCAGCAATGCCCGCCGCAATGGGAGCAAGCACCATGTTAGCGGGATAAGGCACGCCCTGCATAGCAGAGCCATATGCGGCGATGGCAGATATAGCAGTCTGAGCAATAGCTTGCGCGACCTGCATAGCAGCCTGTTTGCGAGCGTATTTTGTCTTAATCTTAGCCACCTCTTTCTCCTTTTTCTCTTCGAGCTTTTTTGTCTTAGCGGTATTGTTACCCGCCGCCTCGATGAGCTTCTCATATTTTTTCTCCGTGACCGTCACCTCGTAGTCGGATTGTGCTGAATAATACGAGGACATAGCGCTCATCAGCGGCGAAACTGCGTCCATAGCCGCCTGAAATTTAGCGACAAGACCATTGCACATGGCATTAGTCGCCTCACCCATAGCAGCCATCGCCTCCTGATGAGAGATCACACCCTCCTGCTCCATAGACTTGATATTGGCCAGCGTAGACTTGTAAATATCAAAATCAGCGGTAATAAAATCAGTAACGCCCGTACCCTCTGGATGCTCGTCAGACCAGGACGCTTGCGCCTTGTTTGACGCTGTATTGTAAGCAGAGTGAGCATTACGTTTAAACTGTTCGTTTTTTGAGTCGTGTAAGCCCTGCTCAGCCTCTTGTTCAGCGTATCGCAGTTTAATCTGCTTCAGCATCTCCTGATACTCTTTCTCCTTCAGCAACCCTTTTTCATGCAGGAGGTCGAGACCCTTGAGCGTTATTCGCTCCTGCTCTTTGATATCCTTCGCAGCCCACTCCTCTTTGTATCTTTCAAGTAAATCGTTATAACGCTGTGTACGGTCAAGGTCTTGTTCTCGCTGACGTTGACTAATCTCCGCATCGATATCGAGCCACTCCTGCGAGTCCTTTTTATAAAGCGACTGACGTTTTTTGAGCATGTCAATATCATTATTATACATAGCCTCGGCAAGAGCGATATCGTCATGATAGAGATCATTGTTAATATCTTTTTTCTCATACATCATTTGTAGGTCTATTGCCTTGACGGCATGCTCACGCTGAATCTCATCCTCATCGTAGCGGAGTTTTTGTTGCTGATATTGCTGCTCAAGCTCTGTCTTTTTCATCATTAGGGCTTGAGCTTCGTCAGCGTCCTTGCCATACAGCTTTATCTGCTCATCGAGACCCTTCTGCTTAATATTATATTGCTGACGCATAAAATCCTTATATGACAGATTTTCGTCAGCGTATCTGCGGTAGTTCTCGACAAGCTCAGCATCGGTGATGGCTTGTTGAGCCTTGACAGCAGCTTTAAGGTCTTTATTTTTCTGCGCCTCTTGACGCTTACGCTCTACCTCTGCTTTACGAGCAGCCACCGCAGCCTTGCGAGCCTCCGCTTGCTCAGCTTTTCTTTCAGCTTCAGACTTGTAATCCTCGCTCGCTGTAGAGTTACTACCCTTTCCGGCGACAAGAGCCTCGTTAGCCTTGCGCACCTTTTGCAAGCTCTCGGCTTGCTGCTTTTGTACCTCTTGATATTTTTTGAGCCACTCATTTTGCTTGTTCTGCAGCTCTTGAATCTCAGCATCGTGGTTACGAATGATATTCTCAGTCGTATTGCGTGTATAGCCCTCACGCTCGATGTATGTCTGTGTATTCCATCCATCTTTAAACCCTCTCAAACCGTGTCTGAACTGACCGCCGTCGAAGCCTTGAGACAACGCATTCCACGCCTTTTGCGCATAATGTGCAATCTGATTACCCGCAGACTGGAAATCAGCTTTAAAAAAATGCCCCAGCCTACCCCAAAAACTACTTAAATACCCCTCGTCAACATCCTGCTTCTTTCGCTCAAGCTCCTCCACTTTTGAAAGATACACACGAGCCTTGGCTTGTGTGAGGATGGAGTCGGTGAGTTTATCTACAGCCTCACGAGCATTGTTAGACAGAGAGTTTTCGAGCGTGAGGTTATTGAGATACTCAGGGTATTGAGATTTTAGTTTTTTCAGCGCCTCGGTACGCACATCATCAGATGCAGACTTGTCTTGGACAAGCTTAACGAGACTTGAGAGCTCGGCAATCTCAGAGCGACATTCAGTAGCCGCCTCTGCGTTAGCCTTATTAAGCTCACGCTGCGCCTCAATAGCCTTGTCAGTTTTAAGCGTATACGTAACAATAGCGGCAGTAACAGCCACCATCGCAGTAAGAGCAGCGGCGTAAGGATTAGCGAGTATAACCTTATTCCACAGCTCTTGAGCAGCTGCAGCTAATGTTATCTGCCTTGTGCAAGCTTGCACAGCGATGTTATATGCTATCTGCGATGACGTTGCGAGACCATTATAAACAGCCTTCATCTTGTCAACAGCAAGAGTCTTTAGCGCTGCGACTCTCTTTGCAGTCTCAGCTATCTCTGCAGCCTTAGCTGCGAGAGTATAAGTAACGATACCAGACGTGAGCACGACGAGAACCTTCCAGTATTTGAGTGAAAAGTTAGTGATAACACTTAGACTCTTAACGAGCAAGCTGCCCGCGCTTATTGTATACTGGACGACCGGCAGCAAATTCTTACCGAGTTCAACCGTCAGCTCATGAAACTGATTTTTAGCTTTTAAAACCTTACTTTGTATTGTACCGTTTTGCACATCAAACTCCTCAAGAATTGACGTAGCTTTTTTATAAGCATCAGTCGCAATCTCCTGACGTTGTCTCAGATCGTCGACCTTATCAGCCATTGTTGTAAGCACCGACACTGCACGCTGGCCGTCAAGACCCATATCGCCAAACATCCTACCAAGTTGGTCGAAACCACCCTTAGATTTAAGGTTGTCCATCAAGGTGATGACAGCCTTATTCATATCGGTCTTTACAAGCTCAGTAAACGTCTTGACATCAACGCCCGCCATCTTAGCAAATGTCTTTGTATCAGTTGCCATCTTTGTAAGGAGCTGAGAAAAAGCTGTCGCAGCCATCTCGTCCTTCTGCATGTTCTCGTCAAGGACGGCGCCATAGCCCATTATTTGAGCTTGTGTCAAACCGACCTGCTTGCCTACGCCAGCAACACGAGCAGTAAACTCAACGAGGTAGCCAGCCGAGGCGGATGAGTTCTGAGCCAGCTCGTTGATAGCCGAACCCGTCGCAAGCATGGCACCACGCAAGCCGAGGCGGTCATCCTCACCGAAAGCCATAGCCAGCTTGCCCACTTTCTCGATCGCGCCATCGCCGAGATCATCACCAAGTGCGACTTGTATCTTATCCGAAACATCAACAAAATCCTGAATGGCACTCTCCGACGTTATACCAAGACGGCCGGCAGACTCGGCGAGCTCGTTTAGCTGCTTGCGTGGCGTAAATGTATTTATGTTTTTGAAGGACTCGTTCATCTTTGTAACCTCCTCCATGGACTGCCCAGTATACTTGCGCACGTTGCTCATCTCCTGGTCCATCTCGGTATATGCGTCAACACATTGGCGGATGGTACTTGACAACCCCGTTATAGCACCAATGCCTTGAGTTATAGCCCCCCAATTATCATTAAGAATTTTGACGGACTTGCCAAACAGCGATGTAGCAGTCTGCTGCTCACTATTCACTGCAGAAATCTGAGCCTTGAGCGCCTTAGCCTTGTCATTGAGTGCGTCGAAAGCCTCAGAGCCCTGCTTAGTGTCAGCAAGGCGCTCATTGACGATCTTCAGCGAAAACTCAAGGTCACGCAATGACGAACCGCTTATATTCTTAAGCGTAGCATCTATCAGATTGTTCTCACGAGCAAGATCAGCCGCTGACCTTTTAGCTGCAGCAATCTCCTGCTCATACTTGTCAATAGTCAGATTAACCTCTTTCTGTGCTGCATTAACTTGTTGTATACGCGACTTGATGCGCTGGAGATTATCGGACGCTTGTTTAAAAGCATCGGTATCAGGTTTTATGTCACCGATCTCCAGCTGAAGTTTATTAGCAGCAGCAGTCAACTCATTAAGCGTGGCACCATCTATATCGCCGAGAACGCGCTGAAGGTTAGCCGTAGCATTGTTAAGCTCTTGCATCTCCTTAAGCGACTGAACAGTCGAGTCTTTAAGGAAATCCATTCTATCTTTGCAGTGCTGAAGTATTTGATTGAGAGCTTCGTAATCGTCAGGATTAGTAACTTGTTTCATCGCTCGACGCACCTCACGCGCAGCTTTCTCAATATCGCCGAGAGACGCTGTTGACAAATTATTTACTGTATCAATTGTTTTTGACACGCTGTTGCCATAAGCCTTAAGGCTCGCCTCTGCTGCCTTAATCTGCTTATTAAATTTGTTGATATCCTTAACTGAAGTGCCCGGATCGCGCAGCGCATCAGCTTTTTTCTTCTTGAGATCATCAAGATTTTTCTGAAGAGCGGCCATCTCATTTTTCGCCTCTTGAGCATTGAGGCGGATAATGGTCTGAAATGTCTGTGTTGTTGCCATAAAAAAAGTGCTATCTTTGATTTAAAACCAAAGGTAGCACTAATGTATATTTAGTAAAAATACTATTAACTTATTGAATCTAAGTAAGCCTTGTATTGCTCTCTTAAAATAGCAAGCTCGCTCTTGATCAAATCATCAGGTAGAGATGAAATTAAAATTTCACGCTCTCTCCTATAGAAAAACGATTTAGGGTCATACATTCTGTCAAATCTATACACCCTTACAATAGATGTCGATTTTTTTAACTTCTCAGCTTGTGAAGAGTATAAAGATTTGCGGACTCTCTTTCGAGCGTCCTCCAAACCTTTTATCACGCATAAGCTAATAACGAAAATTGATGTTAAAATAAAGTAAGTACCCATATAGCAGACGATTTAAGTGATTACACCGCAAATATACTAAAAGTATTCGATGTAGCAAAGCCATTGAGCAAATTTATTGTCTGCGATGTATCAGCCAGATGAGCAGCTTTATTATAACAGATATAATGACGCCATAGAAAACGATATCAAAACACAGTTTATACCGCTCCCACCAAGTTTGATGCCTCTCAACCGGCACCGGAACCTGCGTAGAGTCAGACCTGAGGATAAACTGATATATCGTGTCTGTCTTGTAGCTAATACGGTCGCGCCACTTATAGACGTTATTCGTCTTATAGACAGTGTCGCCCCTGACAAACGTCTCGACAAACACGGAGTCGAGGATGCGGAAGGAGTCGACTCGTAAGTTTGTTTTATAGAGCGTGTCGGTCTTATGCACGACACGCTCTAATACGACAGACTTGTTAGCCCTGCACCCAACGAGCGAAAGCAGTATGACGGCAAGGACACCGAATATAGTCAATCGAAATAACCTCATACGTATCACTTAATGTGTATGACATTATTGATGTGTTTTCCCGGCGTCGAGATGTGCACCCAGCTGTAGCTGTACTCATCGATGAGCTGGCCCACGTTTATCTTGCCAGAACGGACAAGTGAAGCAGCTGTCTCGAAGAGAGCCTTATTGTCCTCAGGCGTATTGCTGAGAGTGCGGATATCAGCGGCCTGGCCAAGCATGTGCTGTGACGTACGAACGCCGCCCACCGCCTTGTTAACGGCAGCACAGCGGAAGCCGCTGTTAACGATGATAGGATGACCGAAAGCCTCACGGAGAGGCTCAAGAACCGTCTCAGCAAGCAGTTTGAGATTAGCCATCTCAGATTTGTTAGGCGTGTTGTCGATCGAGAGATTGCGAGCAGCAGTAGAGCGTGTAAGCTCTTCGACTGTAAAATGTTTTGTTAACTGCATAAAATAAAATTTAGATATGATATTAATCGCGGCTTATCGAGAGATATTCTGACAGCCCCGGAATGCGCTCTATAAACTTAAAGCGTAGGAAATAATAAAAGAAAGCGACGATCTGCCACGGCGTTGTGCCCTTTTTGAAAATCTTCTTTAGATTTTTGAGTATGTTAAGAGCGTAGAAGTACAGCACGACGTAAGTAACAAAGCTCACACACTGCATAGCGCCGTCAGGCTGATGCTTCATTTGCCCGACAAAATAAATAGCACAGCAGAGGACAAAAAACACAGTAGCCTCTGCGACACATCGTAGAGCCTTTTTGATATCAAAATCCTCGTGACTGGCTATCATGCCCGAAAGGTAGCCGAACAGAAAGTTAAAGAAGAAGACTATCATGAGCGATTTTAGTTCGCCCTCGATAGGCTGGAGGAAGGCGAGCACGGCGAGTGCTATGCCAACGAACAGAGAACGGATATTTTCAATCATAATCATATTTATTATTTATTCATCCGCAAAGTTAAAGGCAAATATGAAGAAACAAAAATACGGCATACCCTGCAAAAAGAGTATGCCGTATAACCTATAAATTAAACTATGCCGAGCCACTTTTTTGCCTTTGCAGTAGCGGCATCAGCAAACGAGCAATACGCTTGCCACTCCTCAGCATAAGCATCAGCGTCCTCTTGATGATGACGCTGAAGAGCGAGCTCATCAGACACGGAATAACGTGTACGAATGATGGCGTTAGCGACCTCATGATGGTCGGTCGGGTCTGCGCAAGGCACGATAAAACCGCCATCACGCTCCTCACCTGTATAGATATAAGCCTTATAAGGCGACGGAGCGTCATTGTCAGCCGTTTTCTCAGGCTGATAATTATCCTCAACGCGCTCGTCTGGATATATGATGACGCGCTCGGAATCGTAACGTAACAAAGTTCTCGGCTGCTGATATACAGCCGTGTAAGTCATCTTAGGCATACTATGTAAATTTAAAAAATGTTTGACCATTTTTGCCCTCGAATTGTTGTATCACTGTTGGCGCTGGCAGATCTTCGCGTGAGAAATCGTTAAGCGCCTGATCAATCAAAACCTTTGAGCCCGTGTAGGCATAATACTCAGCATCGAGCAGAGTAGGATTGCCGGCACGGTCACGAGCTTTTTCAAAGATGTAGGACTCTCGTAGAGAGCCATCTGCAGCTTCAGTCTGCAAAGTCTCTATGATTTTTTTAAAGCGTATGGCCAAGACCTTCCCGGCCACCACCTTTGTAATCTCCTGCATATTGCCGGTCGAGTCAGGTACAGTGACCGTAACCTTCTGACGGTCTATCTTAGACTCCTCGATTTTATAATCTTCGAGATATATTTTTTTATCCCAGGTATCTGATTCTACCCCCCCCCGCAGCATTTGACAATGTCTTGCAGATATTTGAAAAATTAACTTTTTGGTTGCCGGTCATCTCCTCGAAAGGAGATTTAATTCTGTGTGATTTAATGATTTTACCTAATGATTTTTGCATACCTAATTTTACAAACAAATTTATACAGTCGACGTGCTTAGCGTAACCAAAACGCGATGCTTGTCTTAATCTTATCTGCTCCTCAGTAAAGCCGCGTTTGCGCAGCTTTACGACATGACGCGCCAGCTCCTGCTTGTTATTTTTGCTGAGGAGGACATGGTCATGATAAAACACATAGCCACAGATGCGGATGCCCATGTGCGTAGGTCTAATATTATAATCTTTATTTATATCGACATGATAATCGTGGGCGAGGATGGCGACAGCGATTTGTCTGACGATACCGAGCACAGCCTTGTCGGCATGTCGAAATATTATATTGTCAACAAACCTACAATAATGAGGCAGACCCTCAGCCACATAAGCTTTGAATTTATCAGCGAGATATATAGACCCGCGGCTCAAATCATCGAAATCAGACGGTGTCTTAGCTGTGATGACACGCCACTCTATGTATTTTGATGTCCAATACGCCATTTTTTCGGGGTCTTTATCAATATCGAAAAACCGCATCGCGAGGCGGTCGAAGTCGGCTAAATAGAGCATGCCGAAGATCTGGCTGACCTTAATGCCGAGCGGAGCGCCCTGAAGATAAGAATCGACAACTTTAAACAGCACGTTGAGCAATTTGCCCGGCTTCACCTTTCTTAGGATCTGCCTCTTGAGGATAGCATGGTCCATCAGCGGGAAGAAATGATGAGCGTCCATGGACAGCGTATAAGCGACCTCAGACTGCTCATATTTATACAGCTCATTGCGTAAAGCACGCAAGAGGGCATGTTGCCCCATATTCGGGCGAACGGCAGGACATTGCCATGCAATATAGTCATAAAACGATGTCTCATACGGCAGGATAGCCGCAGCCTCGATGACATGGTCATGTATAGGCGCACGCGCCAGATCGCGCCTCTTGCGCTCAAATATGGTCTTGGGTCTGTATGGGGACGGTTGCCACGATTCGTCACATAGCTCATCAAGAACACGCTGCAGATTACTCTCAAGTCGCTTATCGTAGTCACGCACAGCCCTGCGTTTGTGCTTTGACTTGCTGTAATTGCCGTAAGCACATCGCACGTTGTGCATGTTCTCAGCCTCCCCACGTTCACGGATTCTTCGCATGTGGATAACTGTTTAAATAAAAAAATAAAGCGTGATTAATCGGGATTAAAGCGGGATCTGAGTGTTTTTCGGTGTTTGTTGGTCTGCAATTTTGACCGTCAGGTATGTCGCTCGCTCTAAGGCTACGAGACTCGCTGACATCTAATGTTATGTTCCTCCGTTGGGAGAGGCTCACTCCGCTCGTAAATTGTATAGGAACGCGCCGTAGTTCGCATTGGAGTTCGAGGGCGCATTGTTAGCATTCAGCGCACAGGAGCCAGCATTGCCACCGTTGTTCGCATTGGCGAAAGCGGCGAGACCACGCAAACCGGAGCTTAGGAGTTCTACCTACAACCTTTAGATTGCGGGTGCAAAGGTAATGAAAAACAGTGACACAACAAGTCAAAGAGCGATTTTTTAAAATATTTTTTAAGGCAGGCACCCCAAAATGGGGTGCGACCGCCTACGGCGGTGGTGCACTTTCGCCCGCCTATGCCACCCACGTGGCCTCTGTGTCCCAGTCTTCGTCTGCTTCGCAGAGGAACGCGCCGCAGCCCGCAGAGGAGCCCGAGGGCGCAGCGTCAGCAACCAGCGCACAGGAGCCAGCACCGCCACCGTTGTGCGCAGAGGCGAAAGCGGCGAGACCACGCAAACCGGACGTGGCAGCAGGATGGTAGAAACCATCAGCGTAATAAGTAGATTCGCTGCCGCCCCACTCAAGAGGGAACGCGATCATATTGTCAAGGTTAAACCTCTTGCCGAAATACCAGTTTGAAGTATCAACAGCCGGTATCGAACCGACTTTTACGAAACCGCTCGTATTCGTCGTATTGACAGCAGCCTTCGTCCACTTGCGCAAGATAAACACATCAAGCGTCTTGTTAGCAGTCGCTTGCACAATAACGCCGTGCATCATCATCCAGATGTTGCGATACCAGTTTTTCAATCCGTAGAAGCAGGGAATGCCCTTAATAGCTTTCTGCGTGCCGTCACCCTTGTCAAGCGTGACGGAGAAAACACCAGTAGCGTCACCCTTCTCGGAGAGCGCATCGAGGTCGAGCGTAGCGTATTGATTGCCAAAATCAGCATTAACATTGTCAATACCAATGCCGAGACCGCCTTGATGCAGACCGTCAGCAGTAAGAGAGGCGTTGTAAGCCGCCTGAATGTTGCGGTTGTGGAAGATGATGCGCGTAAGAACACCAACAGCAAAAACCATGGGGAACATCGAAGCGCCCCATCGGTCACCGTTTTTCTCAGCATAGTCTTGCAGCAGCTCCTCATTGACCTGCACAACAGCCTTGCCCAGCATCGTGTTCCACTTTGCGTCGTTGTCAGCAACATTAGTGCCGCCTCGATACTGAGCAGTTCTGTTGCAGAACGACACGAGGATGTTGTTCGTGCGATCGAGAGCAGCAGCACCCGAGCATGACATTGATGCAACCGGTATGCGGTAATTCCAATGCCCGGAAATAGGCGCTGTTGAAACAGCTTCACACTCGTAGATGTCATCCTCCCAATGCGCATAGTACCACGGGATGTTCCACCCCCAGTGGTAATGACCCATCGTGCCATCCAGAGCAGCCACACCTCCGGACGCGAAACGCTTATGATTCGTCGGGTCAAGCTTTCGGCGCGAGTGGTCATTCTGCACGAGATAGCCACCGAGGCCGAGTATTGACGGGAGGTTAGCTAACATTGTGAGGTCGCCGAACGGCTCGCCCTCAGTCTTCGCCTCTGCCTTTTTCCACCTGACGCCACAGTATGCCGTCTTTGACGTAATAGCCGACAAGGGCATCGCCCCAACCTTGTTAGCAACGGGGTCGTAGCCTAACAGTCTGATCGAGGAGTTTTGATTAGAAAACTCCTCAACTGATGAGATTTTTTGAGCTTTATCCATATATATGTTAATTATAAGTTATACCACTACCAGGCTGAAGTCGGGAGGACGATAAAGTTAAAGCCACCCTCGTTAGCCGTGTCATCATCTGCAGTACGCACCGAAAACGCGTTAGTCGTCTGCTCAATGACGCTTGCATATACCTGTTTTGCATCGGTCGTCGAGCCCGCCGTTGTGCCCGTCACAATAGGCATAAACCCGGCGCCACGCCCACCGTACCACGGCATTGTTATTTTATACTCGCCCTTGCCGAGTCTTGTCAGCTTAAGCGACGTGCCGTCTGAGCTGTACGACTGCTCAAGTTTCGCCGTGCCGGTCTTATTGTCCGCGGTCACGCGCCCTGCAAACAGCATCCTTGCCGGAGCACCGAACATCTTTCGCTGTCCAAGTGGCACGCGATTTATCACTATCCAGCCATAAAACCCCTTATCGTCACCGAAACCAAGCAGCTGGACAGCCTCTTGATTGATTGTCAGCTGCGAAACCGCCGAGCCGTTCTCATAAAAGAATTTATTATCCGGAGCGTCAATGATATAAGGCGAGGACGAGTAGAGACCACGCCACGCGAAGTTGACAAGCGTAAGCCTACGACCAATGCAGTCATCAGACCAAGGCAGCGACACATCATGCGACCAGCCATCGTTAACGACGGGAAGAGCAAGATTGTCGTAACGGTCAGCTGCAGACCACGTGCCGCTTGCGTCGAAGTTGTAGCCGTCAAACAGCACAAAAGGCTGTCTGCATATACCTTTAAAGATGCCCTCATCTGCCTCGACGCGACCCTTGAAGACACCCGAATCAGCCTCGATCTTGCCTCGAAACGAGCCGATTTCGCAGTGTATCTCACCCGTGCGCAGATTGATATAAAGGCGAGGGACAAACTTTGAATTGTCCTCAGGAGCAGAAGCGTCAAAGTTAGTATAAGCAGTGTTGAGCTTTGAAGAGTCACCGTCGATGGTCTCACCGTTCAGGCGACCGTACTGCGATATCAGATAGTCGCCGACCATGACCGCCGAGCCAAACTTGCCGAAATCAGACATCACGAATTTTGCAAAGATGATGTCATCTTTTGAGACCAGCTGCCACTCGGCGACATCAGCAGACGGCTCTATATTGAGCAAGCTGCCCTCAGCCGCCGGTCTCCAATAGCAACCTTTATGACTAACTATCGGCATCATGTCAGACGTGCGGGTGTATGTTATGCCGCTCTGCCACTCGCCCGCGAGATAGCTCATCGGGCCTGGAGCACCAGGATTGCCCTGCGGACCGGGAGACCCTTCAGGACCACGAAAGGGTCCGAGATTACGCCATCCGAAGGCGTTTTGCACCCAGATATCTGAGTCTATCAGGTAAGCGTCACCGGCGCTCACCTCAGCAACGCGGTCAAATTTGCTATACCATATACCTAACTTAACCGCACCCGACGTGTCAATGTTGTCAATGAGCCAGATGCCTTGAGCAACAGACGACGAGTTTTCAGGTACGGAGGCAGCATGCCCGACCGCCTCGCCCTTGACTGTAAACGAAGTGCCGTTTTTGCCGTCGGTGCCGTTTTTGCCAGATCGGACAATCGGCACCGCCAAGGCGGCGACGGAGTTGCCGCCAAGCCTGATGAGAAAATCGTAGTAACTGACATTGCTAACACTCTTAGCTGTCAGCGTCAGAGTAGCGGGGCAGTCAAGTATATCCCTATTAGCGATAAAGCCCGCGGCATTATAGACTGTAACGATGACACGGCCAGTATAAGGTTCTCTCACCTCGCCAGTCACTTTATATGCCGACACGGTAAGCTTTGTCGTTGACGGGTTGCCGTTTGAGTCAACGGAGATAACAGCCGGCGACGCTATCATGTAATAACCGACAGCGGGGCGACCCGGCTCCCCGTCTTGAGGAGCCGGAACGAGATGATCAACAGACGTTATTATCATACGCTACGCCTTTTGCGCCTCTATACGGACGGAGATGCCGTCGTATTTGAGGATGTTGTCATAAGTCAGCGTACGCTCAGTAATGTCATTGAGAGCGTTACCCTTAGAGTCAGTAAAGGCGAAGCTAAACGTCCATCCAGTTGATATCTTGCCGTCTGCCCTGCTGTAGACCTTAGGCGAGTAAGTAACAGTCGAACCTACCGACACGGCACCAGACGCCTGACTTCGGCCCATATCTATATAGTACGGGTCATGGATGTCAGACACCTCAGCTATGCCGTAGTAATCGACACTCGCATAAGTAACCACGCAGCGGAACATCTCTACACCCTCAACGCCAGCATCGAACACCTTGAGTGTATTGCCCGACACCTCTGTCACCGACTTGACATTAGCAACATCCTTCCACACACCGTTAACAAGGCGCTGCCACTTATACGCCACATCGCCATCGATGGGCGCACCTGAACGTGAGAGAGTAGCCACAATCTTGCACCAGTCGTTGTCATCGGCGAGGACATTGTCACCGCTGCCATCAGCGCCTATATAGCTGATGTTAACCTTGTACGACTCGCCAACGGCTGTCATGATAGGGATGAGCTGCTGGCATGTAAACGCCTTGCCCTGATAAGATGATTTGTAATAAATATACTTGTCTGTGTGGTCATCAGCTGTGGCCAGATTACCCTTGATTTTAAGTGCAGGGAAGGTCATTTTATTGACTTCGAGAGTCGTAACCTCAAAGAGATTCTTAAACTTATCTTTAACCTTACCGTCCTGCAGGATGCCACCCTCGTCAGAGATATTGCCGTAATACCATTGCTGACCCGTAGCTTCAGGCACCACCACCGAGCCACGTTTAGACGAGTACGGCTGCGGATATAGCAGCACCTGATGCTTAGTAAAGTCAGTCTCCATGACCTGCTTTGTCGTCGGATTGAAATACTGCTGTAGGCCATAGCCCACCTCGCCGTTAACCCATTTGACGCCCATCGCCGCCGATATGGTGTCACCATCCTCAAATGCGTAGAGGTGGTCAATAGAAGAAATCGTGCTCATATATTAAATGTTTTTTAGCTTGTTAATCACGTTAATAGCCTCTGCCTCGTTCATTGCAACAGCGCCGGCAGCTTTGGCTACCTCTATGCCCAGCGGGGCGAGGTCGCCCGCCGTCACCACATAGCCCACATTACTGTTGCCATGACGGAAACCCGTAACGCCGAGCTTCGAGGCGAGCACGAAAGGAATAAGATAATATTTCATACGCCCTCTTTATCTGAAGTTGGAAATTGACCGACAATCGGACGACCGTCGGGAGTTGTTATTATAGAGCCGTCAGGCATAGCTAACGGGATAAAAGCTGATAATTCGCGGCAAATATCGCCGACCTCATGGTCTGCAGTCATCTGATCACGCGACACAAACGCCGTCGTACCGTTGCCGAGCGACTCCCACGCAGCTTTAGGTCCGGAGCGATAGAAGAGCTCAATGTCGAAATATTTCTGCGGGTCGGCGATGTTGCCTTGACGGTTTGTCACCGTCACCTGCACCTGAGCCTTACGAGTATCACGCATGATAAACTTTGCGAAGGTAAACTCAGGCACATCATCCCACTGGCCGTACCATCGACGCAGCAGCACCGTACCCGAATACTGAAGGTCGGGGAACGCCTTTGTATATGCCGTCACGCGCAGCAGGATTTTCTGCACGTAGTCCTGGTCAACGGTAATAGTACCGCTGTCCTTGCCAGACACATACCACAAATCGCCGGCATCTACAATCTCGCGGAACTTACTTGTAGCGTAGTCAAACCACTCCCATTTATACACACATTTGTCAGCCGCCACAGCCTCGGAGCCGTTTGACAGCACCGCCTCGATGGGAAACTTGCCGAGCTTTTTGAACGGCGAGAAATTGAGCTTTGGAGGAGCCTTGAGGTCGAGCTGTATGTTGACCGACGTCTCCTCCTGCGTTGTCAGCGACTTCTGCCACGCAAAGTGAGTCGATGTGCCTCGCGTCTTGTCGTAGTAGTCAGCATCAAATTGCACCGTAACCACCTCGTCAGTAGCCACGTTACGAGCGAACGACAGCGCATTGAGCGAGTCAACGGTGTAGTCGTCACCGAGGACGAGCTTACGCGACGTTGTGCCCTTAGAAAGCGTCAGCGACCAAACCACGTTGACCATGTACGAAGCGTAGTCGCCGGCAGCAATCACGTGCTCCGGGTCGGAGATCATGAGCTGCGGGCGGAGCTGATAAGGTGTAAGTTCGCGATTCGGCACGTACGACGCACTTACTACATCATATTTCTGAGACGGCGAGCCACCCAGCTCCAGCATCTGAAAGGAGAACGATAGAGGGTCGTGAACAACACGACCGCCAGTAGACTTTAATCTCATATCTAAACTAATTTATAATTTTATATTCAGCATCATAGGTGGCGCCGTCGGGGAAAGTCACTATTATCATGTAACCGACCTTTGAGCCAGCCACCCACGTCGACGGGAGGTCTGAACGTGAGTCGATATGCAACGTCAGACCGACGGACCCGGTCGGGTGTCGCACATTCCACGCTGCATCGCCGTCAGCGTCATCGCTCTGACGGAGCCAAGTAATAGAGGCAAGCCCTATCTCGCTCTCCTGCAGCTGCATCTCAGCGTTATAGACCGTAGCCATAAGGTCGGTCTGCCAATCTGTATTGGCGCGGAAGAAGTTGCCCGCCGACGAGACTATGGACACCGACATATTGCCGCCACCGATGATGCACACCCAATCAGTATTATTAAAACGAGGCTCGGAGCCAGACGACTCAGCGACAGCACACTGCCAATAGCAGCCGCCCCACCACACACGGTCGACGTAATAGCCTCTCGCCGTATCATCAAAACCTCGTATGTAGCGGCGTGAAGCATTCCATTGCCCACAGTCTCGCGGAGTATACTCGGGATTGCCCTTATAGTCTACCTTTATTATATCCTGCGCCATGATGCCGCGGAAATAGAGGTAAGGCTGCGACTTGGAGATGACGCCTCGGTTTATCAAGTCGCGCGTCGCCTCGATATCAGGCGGCAGACCTATAAAACCCGCATAGTTAGAGCCGGTCTTGCTGTCATCGAGAGTAGGTTTGTTGACACCCTGAAGGAAGAGCCAGCGACCGTCATTTGAGGAGACAAACCACGTAGACTGACGTGTCTCGTCGACCGCATTGCCCCACCTTATTACACGTGCTGCAGCAGCCGGTGCGGAGTTCTTGCCACCCGGGCAGTCAGCATCAGCATAGAGTGAACACAGCGCCGTATTAGCGTCTGTGTCAACCTCTTCGACACGAAGCCAGAACGAGCGGTACGTCTTGCCCTTATCCAGATTGTTGACCTTGCCGAGCAGGATGTCGTTTGCGTGAAACGTCACGCAGTCGTCGTCATACTCACGGCGGAAGGTCAGCCGAAACTGGTTAATGTCTGTATGCTCGACACTCTCGACGATGGCTCTATCAGTAAAATAGGTGTCACCCTCAAGGACGTTTTGATGATTGAAGACAAGCTCATCAAAAACGGCAGCGCCATTTACGCGGATGGAGCCGCACGTGATGGAGCCGTCTGGCATCAGACTAATCTCAGCGTTATCGCCGATGACAGCGCCCTTGAGCAGCCGCAGGAGGAAGCCGTCGGTGTCCTCCTGATCCTTGCGTATAAAAGGAGCGTCAGCGAGATAGTCGAGCAGGGCGAGGAACGCCGAGCCGATGCGAGTAGCTGTATTGGCATGAGTGCGCCGTTCGTCGCGTATCGCAGTAAAGAGCTCACGCAGTGTTGTTATCTCTTGATGTATTGTCATACGGCAAAATTAAGCTTTAGGATAAGTCAATTAAAATACAGCTACAGCTGCGAGATAGTGCGGTCAATAGTGTTCTTGCCGCCACCGAAAAGCTGCTGAAGGAATGACGACACGACACCGTTATAAGTAGTGCCGTAGTACGCCGCCTCGAACTCGTTGAGACGATGCAGAGAATACATGTATTTTTTTGCGAACCAGTCACGCGGCTGACGGTGATGCGGGTTTGTCTTCCAGTCTTTGAGAAACTTGAGGTCGCCCGGATTGCCACGATAATAGCCGTTGCCCACGCCACGCGCCACATAGATGCCGTACTCCAGAAAGCGATGCTCGATGGTGGTGACCGGACCGGGATGGACGATGCCCTGAATGGAGCGTGAGAGAGCACCCGTATCGTAGACGGGAGGAGCGAAAGACATCATCTTTTCGCGCCAGATGTCCACCATGAACTTCTGCCAGCCCTCAATCCATTTCTGATGCTCCGCATCGGTCATGTTCGGCTTAAGCCCACTCTGATTGCTCATAGCTTATATCAATAGGTTGCTCGTTCTGCACCATGAAATAAAGCCCCGTCACGCCGTTGTACGAGTAGCGCGGCATCTCAGTCGAGTAGATGTTGTTGAGCTGTAAGTATGTCAGACGCTCATCGCCGAGCACATCACGGTCATGCAGAAGGCGAGAATGAAACTGGCGGAAGATCTGACGGCACATATTAAGCTTCAGCTCACGGTCAGCCATGTCGTCGAAGCTATAAGCAGCAACGACAAACACGGTGTAGACGTCACGGCGGAAAAAGCCGACACCGTTGCCAAATGTCTGCTGAGACGTCGTGTCGTCAACCATGATAAAATTCTTGTGCTTTTTAAACGACTCCATCACGCCCTGAATCGACTCCGGTCCGGAGCAGAGGCACGGATGGAAGTCGTTGTCAGCGGCGATGCGGTTGCTCTTTGCCAGCTGCGTGAAATAGTCAAGAGCAGGGAACAAATCTTTCATCTATCAATCTTTTTTAGGGAATTTACGACGGAACTCCTCAGCCTCACGCGCCTTAGCGTCAAGCTCGGTGAGCGCACGCCAGCAGTCGGTCTGCTTGACCAGCTGCTCTTTTGTCACGTCGCCATCGGTGAGCGCTCTTATCTGAGTATTGACCGACTCAAGAATCGAGATATCAGAGATGTCGCTATCGCCGTTAACCTTGCGGAAGAAATGACGGAAGGCGAAAGACATGACGTATTTTATGTGTGCGTACCATGCCAGCGTCGCGAGACGTTCAGCCGGCGTGAGCGAGATATTATCGGGGCGAGAGAAATCCGGTCGGCGGTAAAGGAACGAGGCAAGCTTGTCGATGTGCTCCTCGTTGTGCGTGCTGTGGAACAGCTGATACTGTTGCTCCATGCACAGATAGTCGCCGAAGGTTATTATCCGTTTAGTCGCCGGGTCCTCCTGCAGCAGAGGATGGACAGCCGTCAACCCCTGGATAACATCCAACCTATTATCCATAGTCTCGGTACTGTCCACCCAATCAAGCTGCTTGAGGAACGAGCATATCTGCCACGGCTGAAGGTAAAAAACCTCATAGCCGCTCTCGTTATCTGGATTATACACACATTGCCATCCGAAGCGGTTTTTCTTGACCACCTGAATGCCCGCAAACCTTATGAACATGTAAGTCTTAACGACCGTCATGTCGGCGAAGGTAGCAAGCAGATAAAACACATATCGCAGTTGCTCCTGCGTCAGTTCGCCCCACGAGCGAGGAGCCGTGAGCTCTATATTCCTAACCGTTGAAGACATAGCCAGACGACTCTTTTTTGTTGCTGAAGTGCTCAATATGAGCTGTCTCATAAGCCGGAGAGCTGCGGTAGAGAGCGTACGTCTCGGCGTCGTTCTCGACAAGCCTCTCAAGGCGTCGGAACATAGGCGTGACGGCAGCAGCCTCGCCCATCGTCGCCCACTTGTCGGTCACGTCACACGCCAGCTGCATGGCAGAGGCATAAACCGTCAGGCGGTCATGGTCGTTGCATCTGAGCGCGTCGAGGAAGTCGTCTATCAGCTCATCGCCGAAGCGCAGACGCAGCTGCACATCTGTGTCGATGATGGCATTTTGGAAAGCCTGCCAGTCCAGGTAAGTCTTCGCCGACGAACCTTGCCCGGAGAAGAAGAAGTTATGCTCAGTATAGAGGTAGCGTATGAAGTTCTTTGCCTCAGGCCCCCTACCCCACTCAGCCGAGCAAAGCAGCTTGACGGTCATGGCACGCGCCCTACAGAGCGCCGTGCGCAGCTGCCCCTCAAGAGCGTCGACACGCTGCTTGCTTGCGGGCGATATGGTATCGTTAGATACGATGCCGAAACCCGTAGGCGTGAGGACGAGGTCAAGCTGACGGAAGACAGACAAAAACGCATCTATGCAGACCGTCATCTTAAAGTATTGCTTTAATGACGAGCCGTCATCGCTGTTAACCCGCTTAATGCCAGCCTCTCCGAGCAACATGCTGCAGTAGTTGTCGAGCATGATGTCAATAGCAGGGCTGATTGACTCGTAGACCGTATCATGAGCGCTCACGCCGACCGGCAGAGCCTGTTCAAAATCATCCTTCGTTATTTGTATCATCGTCTTGGTTTTGTTTGTTTTGGTTGAGCGACACCTTCTTGGCGTCTTTGTTTTCGTCGAGCGTTGTCAGCATAATCATCGGCACATCCACCGTAGCCTTATCGTGCCACCCGTTGTAGTGGAGAATGACGTGGTACGGCTTGCACATCACGTCATGGCAAGGCTTTTCGAGGGACTGCTTGAGCGTAAACAGCTCTCGCTTGTCGCTGCCAGAGTTGTTCATCTGACTCTTGCCCGGCGTTGCGCCGACGAGGTTAGGATGAATGCCGAACGCGAAGCACAAAGCGTTGGACGCCTCAGACATGTCGTCGGACCAGTTGCCGCCCTCCTTCTTGTTAGCATCGTTGAGCGGCACGATGCGCACCATGCGGTTCTCTTTGCCGTTCGGGTCAACGTAGTAGCCGCTGATCATCGCCTTGCCGGCATTCTCAATGCCCGTAACAAAGTCGATGATGTTCTGCTTCTCCTGCTCTTTACGCTTCTTTCGCTGCGCCTCGTCAGCAATGTTTTCGTTGTCGCATACATTATCCCAGTAGTCATCGTGCACCTCAATCTGGACACGGGGCGCCGACGTGTTTTTAATCATATATCGTTTGCCTATACCTATCAGACGGTAGATATCAAACCAGGCATCGCGGAAGATCGACGAGTAGTAAGGCATCGGATATACCTGACAGCCCGGCGTCGCCATGCGGCAGAGGATGGCAAACTTTCGGTCTTTTGTCGGCTTGCCCTTGACACCCGTGCGCGGGTCAGGCTCCTTGCCCATGCGGACCATCAGGTCGCCGAGCGGGTCCCAGTAGTCGAGGAGCGGGATGGCTTCGATTTTCGCCTCGTCGAAAAAACCGAGCCGGAAGTCGCCGAAGAACACGTGTTCAATCTTGCCGGACGACGTGCTCGGACCATACTCGAAGCGGCAGTAAGAGGCATCCTTATTGCGCACCGTCACTATCTTGCTGCCATCACGCGAAAGGATGACCACCATGACCGAGAACGAGTAGAACTTCATATCGGTGGCTTGCTCAAGAAATACCTCCTGAAGGGAGTTTCGCAGACAGAAGTTGAGGATCTCTTTGTCATCAACATCTTTTTTATCCTTTCGGTCGACAAAGCGCACGCCCTGCCCGTAACAGCTGACCACGTTAAACTGCTGACACTGTGCCGTCACCATATTTGAGAGCAGCTGCTTGCGCACGAGATAAGGGCGCTGGTCATCCATGCCCCACTGCACGTACTTGTACGCCCTGCGGTCTACGACAATGGAGCGCACGTTTTGGGCACCAGGCATGTCCTCATCATCGAAAACAGCAGCAGAGTCGCCGCCGTACTCGGAGTTGACGGAGTTGCCGGCAGACGACGCCCCATAGCCCGTAGGGACTATATGATAACGGCGGTAACCGTCAGAATCAGCATGCGCCGAGGTCGGCTGAAGGGTATTGTTAATGCTCATAAGTAAACTCTTTGATTATTGATCTGTATGATAAAAATCTGAGGCAGCGTGCGCAAAGCCCGGGGATTGCGAGGATTGCGCAGTCGCACATAACCGCCGCGCCAGTGGACATGATGGACGAGCCAGCCTTTATAATGCAGTGTCTCGCCCGTGCCACCCTCCCACGCGTAGATATCTACGAGCGTGCGATGCTGATAAGCCTGATCGAGGATGCGCAGCATGTCAGTAAAGTGGATGGCCTTCATCATTTTGTACTTATTATTTTGTACTTATTATTTATTACTTATTAATTTTTAATTGAAAGTGTTGTCGAAGGTATTGTCGAAGATGCGTCCGGAGCGCAGCATGTCGAGGACGTTATGATTGCGCTGCGAGTACTGATAACTGAAGGTAAAGCGTGGCATCTCGTCGTCATCGTTGGAATACTCAGACTTTGAGTCGGTGATGACCACCTCTTTGCAGACGTTAGGGTGCCCGTCTTTGAAGTTGACGACGTGCACGCTCTGAGAGCGGAACAGCTCGTCAGCCCAGACGGCCATGGAGAAGGGAATGAAGCCCGTGTCAGCCTTGAAGGTGCGCGTCTCGGCGATGTCGTAGTTGCGGTTATACTTGCCGATGTAGCCCTGACTGCGTTTGTATGTCGGGGCTACGGTATGAGTGCCCGTGCAATATATCAGCTCCTCTACTCCGAAAGAGTTGTCGAAAACCAGGACGGGAGCACAGTCGGGCTCGTCAAAGTCGATTGAGAACCGGAAACTGCGCTTGCCCGCCTGGACCACAAAACCAATAAGAAAAGCATCATCAATGACAAACTGAGACGGTGACACATCGAGCGTCTTGTATTTGTCATTGCCCGCGACAGGAAGGATGTGAAAAGTCTTTTTATCGTGACCTTGATATTCGGCGATAACCGAGGCGTTGTCTGAGCCTATATAATGCAGGTACTCAAGACGGTTGAGCGCCGTCAGTTTTTCGCCCTCAAGGAGAGTGAGGAAATGGGTATCGATGAAGTCTTCGACGGAGGCGTTGATGTCAGCTACGCAGTAGATGATGTCGGCAGAGAGCGAGGTGGAAGCAGCCGGCTTGTCAGACGCGACGACAAACTCGTTAATGCTGATGACGAGCTTAGCCTTGAGTTTCTGACGCACATAGGGCGTGAGCAGACGGTCGAGCTCGGCGATGGTTATCTCGCCATGGACGGGGTAAAGATGCTCTGAATAGATCTGCATCCCGTCGATCGTCATAGTGACGCCGGCGCGGTAGCCGTCGATGACGAACACCACGTCGGGGATGTTCGCCGAGAAGTATGTGCCGGATATTGACTGAGTGACTGAAATCATTGTTATTTATTTGTTTTGCAATGCAAAGGTAACAATGACGGTTGAAACATAAGAATACAAAAACGGCGTGCCCTATATCACATAGAACACGCCGTAAGTATGAGTATAATTTGCTTGTACAAAAATAACTACTTGCAAAGGTACTCATTTTTTTCGGTAAGATTTTGAAAAAATACGGCTAAACCTATTCACATAGCCCTAACCGCTAAAAATGTAAAATTAAGATTTATGCACCTATTTTATTTACCACAAAGATTTCATGTCTCGCCATATCTCCCATTTCACCGTGCCGTCCTCTGCAGTCTTGAGGATATAGTCATGAGTCTTCATGTAGATCACGATGTCGACGATGGGGATGGGTATTATCTGAGAGAGTTCGTCAGCTATCTCGACGGTTGACTTATACTCACCGACAAGCTCATCGCCGAGCGCTCCGTTGCCCGGATGCGGCGAACGCGAGGCGAAGTAGGCGTCGAGCACATCAGACGTAACCTCGTCAATCATATTCTCTCTTTCCTCTTCATTCATAACGCGCTGCGGATTTCGGTTAACGACTTGCGGAGGTCTCTGACTGCTGCGATCAGGTCTACAGCCTCTGCGTATTTGCTCTCTTCGGTTTCAGGCTCTGTATAGCCCTCTACTACTATGTCAGTCACGTCGTCAAGCAGACGGATTTTGTTGTCAAGATTGTCGGCGTCGCAGAGTCTCTCGAGCGCTGCTGCCATATTGTTGTTAATCTCTATCATAATTTGCTTCATTTTCATTAAATTTCTTTATCTCGTTACAAGTCACTGGCAGCTCGCCGTTCTTGGCACGTTCGGCGTTGAACTCGGCGAATGCGCGGCCAACAGCGTCGTTGTGTTCATCGAACACTCTGCGCTTCATCTCCTTGATGTTCTGCAGCACCTCATGCTGTTGGTTGTGGATTTGCAGTCGGCTGTTACGCATCTCAGTCTTAAACTTCTGAAGCTCGATGCGCTGACTTGCCTCAAACTCTATTTTCTTCGCAGCCTGAACAGCGTAGAAATTGCACTCAGTAGCCTCGAGATCTGTCTTGGCTTTTGCCGTAGCCTCCATCACCTCACGATAAGAGACGTTGAGTTTGTTATACTCTTCGTCACGCTTGTCATGCAGTGGCTGCAGCACCTCACGCTGGAATTGCTCTAATGTCATCATTTCTCACCTCCTTCCTCGGCTAACGTCTTGTTATAGACATCCTCGCGACCGCTATTGTCAAAGCGGGCTGCGAACATGTGCGGAGGCTGCGCCTCGCTGCGCACGAATACACCCTGCACGGGTATAAAAGATATTTCGGCAAACACATCGTCATAGAACGAGACACTGTAGGGATCGTCAGGGCCTTTGCCGAAGCTTTCGGCAAGGCTTATCTCGAAGGCATTCTGTGCGTCTTTAGCGCACAGATTAGTGCATAGAGATGTCCTTGCAACGAGATGATAGCCATCGTGCTCACATAACTTTTCGATACGCTTGAGCACCTCAACGATATCTGTGCGAAGGATGTCGACGTCTTCGGTGCGATAAGCCAGACCGTTGAGACCGTCATTGAGCATGGTAATAGCCTGCAGCTGAAACCGGCTGCGCGGCAACTTGTTGTTGACTACGACCACCGACATATCATAAACGGACATGTCGATTACGCTTGATGTGTTTTTCATGCCTTACCTCCTTCATGCTCGACGTCATCGTCGTAAGTTATCCAGCTGTCGCCCTGCTCCTGCTTGAGCTGATAGACATTGTAACCCGCCAGGGCTATGCTGAGGATGGCGATGAGCAGACTGGTCTCTGCGATGGCAGCAGCCAGCCCCATGAAGATGAAGATGAGATTAACGCGGACGACCTCTTTACGGGTCACATCGATGCCGCTGATACGCGTGAAAAGACTGCTCTTTGCGTTGAGCCACGCCTTGAGAGGCGCTGTGCTAAGGGTCAACGGGCGCAGATGAGCCGTGCGCTGGATTGATGCTGTTTGCATAATCTTGGTAAGTTGTAGCATTACCCGAAACCGTCGGGTGCGGTCTGACGTAGGGGTACGAAAAAAGCGGCTCGCACTTCCTCGTCTGCTACAACTTACCGATGCTTCCGCCGAAACTAAGGGCTAAAAACACGTGGAAGGCGAACCGCCATATCTTATTTAAACTGCACCCAACTCGGAGTAACTGCGAAGGCCTCGAAGGTGAGACGGCAGCAATGGGCAAAAAAACAGCCCACAACCTTGTTATGGTTCGGGCTTGAACATATCTTCACGCCCTTAGATTATGCGGAGAGTCCGCATCAATAAATTGTAGCGATGGCAAAGGTATGGATTAAGTTTGAGACTTGCAAGAAATTTGCGGAAAAGTTTTGAAAAAAGTTTTGGCGAGGAATAAAAAGGAATAAGAAGCCCCGAAGCCGAAGCCCCGGGGCAGATCTTTGTAAAGTATACTAATATCTGAATAAATGAAGTAACATTTTAGTTAAATTGCCATTGCAATGCAGCAAGTTATAAATATAATTATTAACTTTGTACCGAAGAAATCATCCATTATCATGTTCAGTATACTTGGCAACATATTGGCTTTCGTGAGCACGTTTGTAGTAATAGCTACGTTGCCCATGACCCTCATCCGCATTGCTGTAGTAAAAATCAGCCACAGCAAGCAGATGAAAGAACAGACTGAGGTTATTATTATTGCCATAAGCATAGCCATTGCCATAATGCTTATACCGTTTTATCATTATCCATACTAATAAGCTTTACGATTGGCGTTTTGTGTCTTATAAAGCTCAATCATGGCCTTTTGGAAATCATCGGGAGTGTTTATCTGAAGCGAGTCCAATGAATCCTTTATTTTGTCACGCATCTCCCGGTCGGTCTTACGATCGAGAAATTCGCTGACATTCTTAATGATACCATCTGTTTTAAGTTTAAATTGGAAATCTTTATTGTTGAATTCCAAACCGCCACCATTAATGAGAAGTACTATAATCCCCACGGTAGATAATATGTTCTTTTTCTTTGAAATGAAATGAAGCAAACCAGGCGACTCCATCTGCACTTTCATAGACACATCTTTTGCTGAGTCTGCTATATTATTCTCTTTGCAAAACTGCTCTGCAAGTATAAATAATTGTTGGATTTCGTAAAATGTGGAAACGTCCACTTCGTTTTCTGTCTTTATTCTTAGAACGATGTGTGTCTCATCATCTTTATTATAGAAATCAAACTGCGTAGAGTCTATATATGCCGCATATTCTGAAATGTCTGAGATTGGATGACGAGAATTAAACATTAGCTGGGCTTTCGGTGGCAGAACAGTGCGAGAAGTAGACTTTAGGATATCTACATCTATTCTCTTCATGAACGGACACCGACCATTGCCTTCAACAATATTAGGCTCCTCATATACAGCACTTTTGACACGGCATATACTTAAATTGAATGAAGAATACCCAGGAACAACAACTATATCGCCAGGTTTTATTTCATGGCAAAAGCGTATGAGCTGCGAAGCTACATGGCCGGGACGGTTGATTTCAGGATGAAGATTTGCTACTATCTTGCGCAAGTTCTTCATCGCTGTGTTTTCATTGGTCAATATATCATTTATATCCTTTAGAAGGATGTCATTATGCCCAACAGCAATGAATCCATTCTCGACAAAGTCATTGTAGTATTCACCACCCATAGTCCTCACCATCCAATATGAAGATGAGTGCGAGACTGTTTGAACATAATTATTTATAACAGTAATATCACCATTGTTCATTTTTTCAAAATTTTAAAACATTGCACAAAATTAGCAATAAAAATTTGATTAAGCAATATATGGCAAAAGAAAAGCGGCTGAAATCCTCACAGACTCCCACCGCTATATAAATGTTTTAAAATTTCGATGCTGCAAAGTTAATCATTTTCGTGGAGACACGCAAATGAAAAATCCCCCGATGCGTCACGCACCGAGGGAATAAATAGATCTTTTATATGCCGCATGGTCTGGCGGCAGTGTTGAATTGATTAAACAGTGACCATTTCAATATCTTTGGCAAGTCGGCGCAAGCCAGACTTGATTTTGTCAACCTGCTGCTTTCGCGGTTTGGAAATGCCGCTCGCATAGTGTGAGAGTTGCTTTTGGTTGATGCCCGTTATCTCCTGAAGCGCGGCAAAGGAGAATATACCACGATAGTAGTCGAGCAACGTAGCCACGTCGAAATCATAGACAAGCTGGTATTCGCCATCGAAGACAGCCGGATAGACATCACCGTCTTTGCGCCGACCTTCGAGCCAGAAATCGACACTCTCCTGAACATATACCTTAAAGCCATCAAGGTCGCCATCGTAGGCAACGACCCAGCCCGGCAACAAGTCGCAGACGCAACAATAGCCGTCTTCAGTTCGAGCCGCTTTAATCACAACATTGTTCATAATATATCTTTTTATATGTTAATCTTAAAAATAGGTGGCAGCATGACCGCCACCTTACTTTGCTGAACACCAAACCACGCGTCTATTTAATGTTAAAGGTGGGGCGGAGCGTTTGCTCCACCCCGATTTGTTAGAACCTAAGCCCCGACTGCCGCTCAATACTACTGAGGAGCCATCCGCAGATAGATGTTGAAGGCTTGCCGTTGACAGTCACAACACCCTTTTTGGTAGGATGTTTGAACTCTCGGTGGTCCCCGCTGTAACGGTCTAAGTACCAGCCGTTATCAGCCAAGATTCTCAGAATCTTAGAAACTTTTACATTTTTCATAGATCGCTTGTTTAATAATTCAACACTGCAAAGGTAGTAATTTTACTACTAATAACCAAACAAAACAATAACTATTTTACTACGAAATATAAAAAAGCCCCCGATGCGTCTCGCACCGAGGGCTCAACGAGTTCTTTTAATCATGAAACGATGCGAAGTCAGAACTTGCATCGGTCATGGATGCCGCATGGTCTGGCGGCAGTGTTGAATTGATTAAACAGTGACCATTTCAATATCTTTGGCAGAGTCTGAACTCATTTGCCTATTGCTTTACGTTCTCGTTATCCAAATCTTTCTTATTTGGAATAGTTCTCAGATAAAATATGGCACTGATAGTAGCGGAGAGTGTAGCAATTACACCAGCAAGCCAATCATGACCATTGATGCCGAGATAGACAGCAGCAGCAAGAAAAATAGCAACAAGAACCACAGCAAAAATCTGGCCGCACATACTCTCACGAATGTCAGCTTTGATTATACTCTCCTCTGATTTAATGCGGTGCATCTGTTGTTTCTCAGCCATTGTGAGGATGCGTTCCGGCGCATCCGGCATAACCTCTTTATAAGCCTTGAAGTCGGCAGGGTGCGGCAACGGTCCACTGAACGACTGGCGCATCTCTACCATAGCGCCGATAATGACACTGCGCTTTTCCGGGTCAATGGAGTCAAGAACTTGCTCAACATTTGGCTTTGTGACCGTTTTCTTGCTCTTATCGTTTGCCATAACTTTGCATTGCGTTTCTTAAATCATTGCCAACAGCCCACCAATCCTGGCGCATATCATCAACATTATTACCATTGAGATATCCTCGCAAGCTTTTACGCTGGTGTACTCTAAACAAAGAAGTAAAGCCAGAGACAAACGTTGGACGTTCCTTCAGCAGTGAAGAGAACGAGCCTTTTATATTATAATTAATATTTCTCATATGTAATTTAAATGGTTAAATGCCGTGCGCACGTCACGAGCTACATTGTCACGGTCTTTTCTAAGGTTCTCCATGTCTGTGTGACGGTTAGACGGTTTGGAAAACATCTCGCGCTTCAGAGCCTCAATCTCAGGTGAATTCTCTTCGTAGTTGCCAGAAGAGGCACGGCGCAAGACAGATACACCATTCTTTACAAAATGGGTAAAATCATTAATAATGCACATAAAATTGCCTCCTATTAGTTAGTTCTGTACTTGTCTTTTGCAAAGTAAGCTATTTTTTTTGACATAGTTGTCAATAATAATATGAAAAAACGAAATTAAACCTTAAAAAAACAACTAAAAACCCCTCAAAAAGCCTCTTTATGGTGGCTTTTTACCTCTGACGGGACCCGCACATTTTCAACCCCACCATTTTATTGATGTCAGCAAAATGGTGGGGATTGTCTTTTTATAGTCTGCCCTCCTCGCTTGGCTGACAGCCGTCCGTCGTAAATTCGCGAAGTAAAAACGATATTCATTCCGTCCCGACGTACAATAATTCCGATAAAAGGCTCTCAATCGGACAAGCGCAAGATGTCAGAAAATCATTCCCATACCGGGAATACCGCTCGAAAACTTGTTTTCGCATAGCGTTTTTGCTTCTTTTCCGCAATAAAAAGAAGCCAAGAATAAAGAAATGAGCGCGTTTTCGCGTACCTTTTCCATACCCGTAAAATCGGAATGCCTCAGAATCAATGAGATACGCATTCCGATTTTGCGGGGTGCACGGCTTGCAGCCGATGCAGCACTACACCGCCCTGCGCCGAACCCGCAATTGCCTTGCTTTAATCGTGCGGAATATGTAGGAAGAAAGTGACAAGTATGTGATTTCGGCTTGTCAGATACGCCGTTATCGTCAAAACGCCCACCCGCCCATCCGCGGTTAAGCAGCCGTCACGTTGTTGACAATTGCCAACAAAAAAGCCCCGACACCGAAGTATCGAGGCTACGTGTTAAAAATAAAACTTGAGCAAGGTATCAGATGCGCTCAGCCGCACGTCTTATGCGGTCACTCAGATCGTAGAGAGCATTACGCATCTGCTCAGCCTCAGAGTCACTGAAGCCACCTTTGCCACCATTGCCATCAATGCCATCCATCTTATGATAGAACCAAGAGGACGACTTGTGGAAATAATTGTTAGCGAAATCACGCCAAGAAATCGCCATTAAAATCTCTGATATTCTCTGCTTCATATCAGTAATACCAATAATACGTTCATTAGTCTTGTTCATCTTTCCCATTCTTTATATATTATCTAAAGCCCGCTCCCTTTCGGGAGGGGCAGTTGTTTGATTAGTAGGGTTGTCGAAGCATATTATCGAACAACTCTTGCGCGAACCATAGCAGTTGAGGATAACCATCTGGATAAGACTTGTTGTAGTTCCTTACTGCTTCGAGGAGCTCGAACTCTTCGGGCGTAACCTCAATTTTAATTTTCCTTTTATTCATATAGTTTTATTTTTAACAATGCAAAGGTACTACAAATTTTCGTATTAGCCAAATAAAACTACGATTATTTGTAGTAACAATAATAATAAAAAAAAGCCACCTACGCATCACGCGCAAGTGGCTCCCATGAGAAAATCAATTAAGAAAAAACCTAACTCAAAGAACAACTATGGTCATATACAAAAGAAACTATTAACCGTATGAAATGGCAGTGCCTCCGCTGCCTTGGAAGACAGGCTTAGTCTCAGCACCGATGCACAACACATCGAAAGCGTCAGAGCCGTCGGTGCGGGCTTCGAGCTTATCCTCCTCGGTCTCGGCATACTTCTCACCGCTCTTGTCCTTCTTGCCATTCCTCACCCCCGCTGAAGTGATGGAGATAAGAAGGTCAGGATTGTTATCCCGATTGATGAGCACCTGAAGACGGGCACGTCCGCGAAACATCTTGTTAATAAGAGCGTTCTTCTCGATGTGATTCATCGGGTTGCCGAGATAAGCCTCGCGCACCGCCCACCCCATTGAGCGCAGCGTGCGGACCACCTCTTTGTGCGGGTCGTTGTAGTGTAGACCCCAGTTCGTACCCACCATGGTCGAGTCGTAATAAAAGATTATCTGACGCCGGCGATGGAAGTGGTAGTACGAATTAAAATCCTCGAGCAGCTCAGGTATTTTGCGCTCATACTTGACAAAGAAGGATTTGAGCACACGCAGCTTAGAGCCTTGCACCTGACCGACGACGAGCCAGTTAATGAGGTTATTGGTGTCGAAGGCGATGAGCAGAGGCATCTTGTCGTTACGGTCAGCATCCATGCGGCAGTCATTAGGCAACGCACCGCCCTCGGCATTGGCGAGATTGTGCATATTAAGCACCGACTCGTTAGGCGCTGTGTAGAGATTGACAGCCTCGCTAAGACCGCCGTAGAAGCCATCGGCAGAGATGCCGACACGCTGACACATAATAGAGGTTGCGAAGGTGAGCGGAGGAAGGTCACGCTTTGCACGCCTGATAAACTCCTCACCAAGTATCGCCAGATTCTCAATCGACGAATACTCACGATAAAGCAAGCATTTAGATCTAAAAAAGTTAAGCTGCTTATTAAGGTCATCGAGACGCTTGTTTATAGCGTCATGCAGCTCAGGACGCTTGACAAGCTTGTTTTTGAGCCTCCAAATCTGGTAGATGATGCCCTCGATGACCTTGACGAGTTCAGGGTCTTGCTTGTCTTTGTAGCCGAGGAACCACGAGCCTTTTTTTGTAATAGGCATATCCGACGTTATCGTCATGCCGTGATGGAGCGGGAAGTGGCGGAAGTACATCTCGTTGCCTCTGTTCGCCTGAAAAGTCTCATCCTTGAGCTGTTCGAAGTCTATGAACTTCGCCTCGTCGATGATGAGATAGTCGAGACTCATTGAGTTTGATGTGCCGGAGCGGTCCTGCGAAATCACGTTGCAGACCGAGCCGTTATAGAAACTTATAGTGTTCTCCCAATTCGCAGGGGTGAAGATCGGCGACTTCCAATGCAGCTTTTTCCAAGGTCGGCGACCTACGACATAGTGCAGATCGCGCTTGAAGCCCCATCGCTCAAGATGTATGAGCATGGAGGGGAGAATGTTGGTAAGGCAGCGCTTAACCGACGGAGCGACGAAACCACCCATGGAGCCCGGCATGCCCTGAAAGCACGCCTGAAGTCGGCGTGCCTGGATAGCACCCTTGCCGACACCACGTCCGGCGACGATAACCTCGTCACGGGTATTCATGGCGAGTGCATAATATTGTGCATCGTTAAAGTATTGTCGGTTTGGCTGCTCTGTGTTATCACTCATCGTCATCAGTATTTATCTCGTCTTTTATCTCCTCATATTCAGCGTCTTGAGCTATCGTGTTTGAGTAGCGCTTGACAAGAGCACGTATACGGCCACGCAGGTCGGGTATGCGCTCAATGCCGAGCACCGTCGGGTCATCGGTCGGCTCGAAGTTCTGCGGAACAATCTTGTCAAACTCAAGGTCAGGCTCATCATCCTTATCCGTGCGGTTATTGAGCACCATCACCTTAGTCAGCGAGGCGACCGATCGGAAATCGCCGGCACGACGAGCAGCCACGATATCCTGCTCTATAGACTTGTTAATCTTCCAGCGCATAAACTCCTTTGTTGTCTGCTGTAGGTTGCCGAGCAGCACCTTGACAAGATGCAGATCTTCGTAAACAAGCGTCTTTGACACCTTAAACATAGCAATGTCATATTGCACAAGGTCGTTGTCAAGCTTGGACGGGAACTGCAGCCAGTACGCGTAAAGCCCTCGAATGCGATGCAAGCGCACGAGAACACTCTCGGCGACTCTAAGCTCACGCAGCTCGGAGTCGTCGAGAGTGACGTAACGTGCATATTGATCGAGGTTGACTGGAAGCATATTTTTTAAAGATTAACGGAAGACTGAGCAATAGTGAGCAGCCGTTGGCACTCCTGGACAGAGTAAGGAGAGCCGGCAACAGCAGTATCATGTAGAGTGCGGCGAAGTTCGAGAGCCGTACGCGCCACACCCCTGACATAGGCGACACGCGCAGGACATCCGACTGTAGCGATGTCGTCACACAACACGCGCTCATCAATACCCAAAAGGGCGGATATCTCCGTCGGCGTCATCATCTCCTGCGCATGAGCCTCGATCGCGGAGAGCAAGTCGGTTGAATAATCCATTTAATTCGAGGGATTTATCGACGATATCGCGCAGCCCTGCCAGAAGAGAGTAGTAAGCACTCGCATCTGTAGTAATCATCGTGCACTCAGCGCGGTCGCCGTAAGTTTGATTTTGCGAGCTGATGACCGAAACATTGTAGTCAGCAGACTTGACGAGCACAATCTTTGAATGATTTTGCGCAAGATGGACATGGTCAAAGCAGCTCTGCATTAGCTTATAGAGCTGCACCGTCTTTCGGGCAGCTTTAAGGTCAGCGACGAGCGTAGCCTTGTCAATGAGCTTACGCCGCCGCAGTCGGAGGAAACCGCTGAGGAAAGCGTCAGACGTGGAGAAAGTGGACACGTACACGTCAGCACGCCCGGTCTGCTGAAGAACCCACTTGAGCAAGCCGAGCGTGTGCAAGCCAGTACCGAGATGATACTGCGTGACGGTGTCACTCAGCGGACGGAAGGGAAAGACCTGCCTCATTGAGCTTAGCCTTTAATTCGTCGCCGACCGGAGCGTTATTGCTATTGAGCATATCGACACGCTGCTGCATCTTGACGAGTAACTTGTTATAGTCGTCGAGCGCCTTAGTCGCGTCATCAGACGACAGTGACTCATTGCGAAGCTCAATGAGCTTGTCAACATTTTTAGTAATGTAAGCACGAGCGTTAGCAATATCCTTAGCGATTTCGACGGGCGAAGGAGCCGCGTCATCAGCGGTCTCGCCATCATCAGGAGCGACGTAATTGTCATATCGCTCAAGCTCACGCTTGTAAGTATACCACAAATCTTTAAGCTGCTTGAGATACTCATAGCGGTCGCACGGCTGCTCGATAGCAAGCAAAGTATTGTAGAGCTGCTTTATCTTCAGCCATCGCTCTTTGTTATCCGACCAGACGGACTGAACATCCTCCGGCAGGGAATCATGATCGGGACGGATGCCAGAAGCCGCAGGAAGAAAGGTATCGTTATCAATAGTCTCATCGCTATCGGACAATGTCGCCTCCTCATCGACAGCCTTTTTAACCTCAGGAATAAGCTCAGCGCTGAGAGCTTTGACATCCTGCGTGGTCATCTGTTCGAGGCGCATGGGCAGGAACTTCTGCAGCTCGTAACGAATCTTAGACTCAAATTTCTCGGGGCGGCGGATGATGGTCTGGTACATCGACATATTGCGAGTAAGCTTCAGGACCATCTCGGCACCACGCATGAGCGACTCACGGTCATGAGCGCTCTCAGCAAGCCACGCCTGCATATTTTCGGTAAGTTTATTGTCTATCATAGTAACAAAAAAAAGAAAGGGCGGTCAGCACAATCGCTATCGTGAGACCGCCCGGGATTCTAAACTTTACTAATCACTATTGAAATTATGAAGACGGAAATTAAGCCGCTACAACGATAGGCAGACCCGTAGCGCCTGAGAAGTCGCCGTCAGCGGTCTCAATCTTGCCGGGATAGAAGGGAGCAGGATACTCGTCATCAGCAACCGCCTGAATGGTTGTCGAGTTGGTATCGGTAGCAGCCTTGCCCGAATCTTGAGACAGTGAGAGCTCCGGTGTGAAAGCCTCAGAGCCGATAACACGTGCCTTGCCGTTACGCTGCACGAAGAGATAGACCATCTCATCGTTGTTAGCCTGAGCGATGTAGCCAGAAATCTCCTCCTCAGTACCAGGAGCGACCGCGTTGCCCGTCACCTTAAACGTCTTAGAGCCGTAGGTGCCTTGAGACTCGACCTGCAGCTGACCCTCGTTAGGTATCAGAGCAATCTTGTGCCACTTCTTGTCGCTTGCGAGTTTGAAATCGCCGGAATACTTAACGACCTCGGCGAGAGTCTTAGGAGCCTCGCCGCCGATGGTCGGCCACGCTAAGATATCACGCTTTGAGATACCGTAGAGATGGCCGCGTATACCGGGCAAAGACTTTTTGCCAGGGGCAAAGCAAATATCGCTGTAAATAGAGTCAGCGCCAGTGCAATTTGTTGCCATAATATATTATTTTAACGGGTACTACATTAACAAGTTGTCAGAGCCGAAGCCCCGACAACTTGTGGAACTATATTGTTAAAAAAAAGCCTCTTATCCAGCTGCCTTGCGCCAATAGCGAAGTTTCTCAGCCGAAACAGTCTCAAGCTGCACGCCGAAGAAGTAGTTCATGACGAAGTCAACATCGTAATGATTCTTCAGCGACTTCTCGACGAGGAATGTCTCGTCCTCTGTCTTCTGGTTGTAGAGCAGATAAGCGTTATTCTTAGGAGTGAGCAAGAGGAAGTCGTTAGGCACGCACGGAAGCGGCACAAACTCGACATTGCTTGCACCATCGAGCGACTTTTTGTCGTAAGCCTGATTGTAAGGCAGCGCACCGTGGTTAGTCTGGTACGCCTCAGTATAGAAGTGATACGCCTGGTCGCTCATGAAGAGCTTCAGCTGCTGAGAGCGAAGCTTAGCAGAAGCAAGAGGGTCGCCCACCTCACTCCAGTAGAAATCCTTTATCAGGTCTTCGGCGTTATTCTCGTTGATAGAATCTGTGCCTTCGACGAGGTTGCCGAGATCCTTAGATATAAGCACCTTCTTCAGCTCGTTAGTACCGGCAGCATCATTGTCAAGGATGGTCTTAAAGCCGTTAAACCACTTCGCCGTCGACTTGTTGTCGCTCGGATCGTGCTTAGCGGTAAAGGCATTCATGAGCATTTTTTCGCCTATAGCCTTAACGAGATAAGCACACACCTGCACCACAATAGGCACATTCTTCAGAGCATCGCCCTTAGTCACATTGCTACCCCAGATAGACTGATAGATTGCATTAGGATCGATGCCCTGCACGATGTTGCCGAAGAAGGTCTCGAAAACACGAGGATCGATCTTTACGTCAGCATCCTCGAACTTGTCTTTTGCGTAGTTGCCGATTTCTGCGTTTGCAGACATCTGACTAACCGTCTCTCTGTAACGGATGCCAGTGCGCACATTCATGTGCTTCGCAAGAGCCTCCATCGCCAGGAACGGCATGATAATGAAGTCTTTGCGGTAGGTCTGGAAGGTCTTTGACAGCTCCGCAGCCCCGTATGTAACATTACCTATTTTAATATCAGCCATTTTTAAACGTCTTTAATGAGGTTATAAACGTCAGTTGCGCTAAACGCCTGCTCACCGCTTGCAGGAGGATTGTTGGTATCGTCGCCCGCAGAAGCCTTGAGAGCAGTAATCTGCTCATCCTTCTGCTTAGCATCCTCCTCAGCCTTAGCAAGCTGAGCCTTAAGCTTAGTAAGAGCAGCACCAGCGTCATTGAGTGCCTTGGAGTCTGTCTTCTCCTTCTCCTCGAGCGCCTTCAGGCGGTCGTCGATGCTCTTCATCTGCTCCTGAGTGAGGGTGATGTTACCCTCATCATTAGTCTTAAAACCGTCAGTGACATTGAGCAATGCCATGACAGCAGCAAAAATTTTAATCATCTTTTGAGGTTTATTGTCGTTTGCTGCGTGTTGGTTACGGAATAGGCTCTTGAGCCCCTCGCACGTCTTTTGGAGGAAACTCTGAGTTGGATTGCCGTCACCATCAACCACTGACGCCACCTTAACGGCGACATCATCCGAGGCCTGTGGTTGTGGTAGCGGCGGTATGCCAGCATCCTTAAATTGAGTTGATAAATCGTATGAGTTGACAAAATTGCCCGTATACTCGTTAGCAGCTTTCTCAGCCACCTTATCCTCACGTATCTCATCAACGAGACCGAAGTCAAGCGCTTGCTGAGCCGTGAGCCAATTGCCTCGCTTCATCTGCGCGAGACATTCGTCGAGCGTTTTGCCAGTCTTGTCAGCATACATCGAGGCGAGTACGTCATCAAAGTTCTTTAGCGAGTCGCGCTGCGCCTTGAGCTTGCTGATATAGCTGTCAATCTGCTCCTTGTTGCTCTGCTCATATTTATCTATGAGCACCGAGACGTTATGAATAAGGAAAAAGCTGCCTTTTACTATGTCGATAGTCTTGCAGCCGAGCATGGCAATAGTGCTAATCGAGGCATTCATTCCGAACGCGTGTGCATGGACGTTGCCATGGTCGCGAAAAGCCTGATTCATCTCCAGGCCATCCTTGACGTACCCGCCCAAAGAGCAGAAGCCGACATGCACCTCTTTGCCCTTGTTTTGATTGAGCACATAACGCACATAGTCGGCAGAACAACCATTCCACCAACTGCCAATAGTGCCAGAAATAACGAGATTATATACCATGTAAAAATTTGTTTACGCAAAGTTAGCAAGCGGAAAGAGCCTCGGAAAATACTGCTAAACCTGAATATACGGAGGAATCTCATGACTTTTATATGTTATAACCACCTCATTGAGCTGATTGTCGGTCACGTTCTCCGGAGCGTTCTCGGTAATCTCAATCTGCGGATAAGGCCGCTGACGAGCACCGACGAGATATTGTCGATCGTCGGTAAGTGTAACGCGGAAAACGAGATGACGACGGCGAATATACAGATCATCAGACGTGATGAGCTTGAGTGTAGTAGTAACAACACGGTTATTGTCCTCACTTTTTGAGGATGACACCAGCGATGGGTGTGGCTTGATATTGATATCATGCCATTCGACCGTGCTCGGTAGACGTACCGAGCGATTAGATGTCTCAACCATACCAGCAAGCTGAGTGTTGTATGCGTAGGCAACAGCCTTAACAATTTTGATTGACCTCATATATATATAATGTGTAGTTATAAAAAAATACCATCGAACGCAGCCGAACAAAACAGGACGTCTTGTCGGTACGAATTATAGGATATTTAACACAAATTAGTCCTTAGCTCTCGCTGTGCGGCGCAAATCAATGCCGTGTTTGAGGTAAGAGTTGCGCATACGCTGATAACGCATCTTGAGCGTGTAGTCATAATCTAAGCTGACACCGTTAGCCTCACACCACGCCCTCACGGCAGAGAGCAGCGTGCACTGACATTGTTCAATGTCGGAGAGATCACGCCAGAGCTGCATGCGAAATGTGTCCTCGATGCACTCAGCGACCGCCCTACGAGCATTAAGAGAGAGGTAGTTGTATGTAACCACGGGCTTTTGCTTTGAGTCCGGGATGCAGATAGCGACCTCCTCGTTTTGTCTCATCAGCGGTAACCGTTTAGGTTGACGCGTGAGAAAGTGTCTGATGCACGCATTCTCGGCGCTCTGAGCCGGGAAGACAGCAGGATCGCCAAAATGATGTCGCAGCCATTGCGCGACGAAGGGCTTGAGAGTGAGATAGACGAGAAATTTTGACACAGCTGGTAAGTTTAAGATATCATCATGTTTTATCTTGCAAAATTAGGAAAAATCGAACAATTATCCTACTTTATTAAGGTGTTTTTTTGTTTTTGCCATCGGTAAACACCCCATCATCTGAGTCTCTCTTGTCGTCAATTCTGATTTTGTGAGAAATTTTTGTGACATTGTGAATTGTGACAAACTAAATAGAAGTTAATGATTATCAATTATTTGGGATGTTGCAACTTTGTAATTAAAGTTTGTGACAGGCTGTCACAAAAATCGGCCCGACTTTTTAAAGATAGGCTGTCACAACTTGAGAAACTTTGTGACAAGTTTGTGACATGGTTTTGTGATTTTTTGTGATAGTTGTAACTGCCTTATTTTATGTTATTTATGACTTTTTGGAACATCTTATTACAAAATCACAAAGTTTTTGAACAAATAAAAGAGGGGTGTCGGGGAGGGCAAAGGGCGCCGTCGTAGTCGAGCCTATAAAAACCTGTGGAAAAATGGAATACTTTGTAACGGATGAACGTCAGTTTGTGATATTGAAAAAGGCGGGCCACACAGGTTGAAGACCTGGCAGCCCGCCCACCTATTGAAGATTAAAGCAAAATGATAAAGTATATATTAAAATGGTGTCTCGTCCTCGGCAGAGAAATTAAGAGTCGGTTCGTTAACGTCTAATTTGGTGTCTAATCGTAATGAGCGTATATAAATCATATCCTTTGTCTTGCGTAGCTCCGGCGTTATTTGCACAGCTCTCTGTATGCGACCACCTGCGTTGCATAACTCTGGAGGATTAAGGCAGTCAACCCACGGGCAGAGCTTACAAAACGCCTTGAGGCGCTTAGTAAACGCCTGCATGGTAATGCGGCTGACGTTTGAAAATCTCTGATACTCATTAAAAACATCATCACGTGCCAGATATGTGTCCAGATGCCCGCTTTCCGGGCTAAAATAGCCCTCAGCCCAGTCCTCGAAGTTGGCGCCCATCGACGCCTTGAGGTGTCGTATAGTCATATTCGCCATAGGTGGCTGCGGTTTAATGCCAGTGTCCTTAAGTGACATGTAAACACGGCAGCACTGCAGCCAGAAGTTGAGATCAGCATTCCACTCGTCCTCGCTGTAGTCGTAAGCGTATAGAGTTTTGCCAAAATCATCACTTATAGACCTGGTCTCTCTATAATCGTTATCCTCTGTCTTCTGGTGATACCAATCGCTAAAAACCATGTACAAAGATCGTGCTTCAGTTGATGGGTCGAAATCTTTAGGCACATAATTAGTCGTCAATGCGATTTTAGGAGCATCCTCGTATCCTATCGTAAACACGTGGTTGTTCTTCGGATTGACAGTAAGATCTGAAGTAATGATGTCGTAAAACGGGCCTAAGTTCAGATACTGGTCGCAGTCATCGACAAGCAATAAATCAGTATACTGTGTACACTGCTCGAACACATGAGGATTGTCTAAGAGCTTCGCATTTCGACCGGACAGCTTTACCGTCTTCATCAAGAACGACAAGACCTTAAAGAAGAAAGACTTGCCCGAGCGGCCATTACACTCGTCGATATCACCGATTTTGTTGTCCATGGCCAACGGCGCCCAAGCACGTGCCATATCCTTATACCGATGAAGCATATAACCAAAAGTAAAAATCTTGTTAATGAGGTTTTGCTTTTGCTCTGCAATCTGTTCAGGCAGCAGACCTTCGCCATCGATGCGAAAAGGATTAGCCTTAACGTACTCTGCAGTAGCCTCTCGATCATCACCGAATCGGACCTCTGTCTCCTCTCGCCAGTAAAGGCGCGACGTATTAATAAGATAGCCAAAAAAATGGCTCTTAACGGCAATAACATCAATATCGAGCTTGATTTGACCGTCATCACCTTTTGTCTGTTTGAATTTAAACATATCAGGTAAGAGCTTAAAGCGATGAGGTATAACATCATCGGCCCATACGTAGTTATGCAGTTCATCAGCGCCAGGCTCATGCTCTTTTATGCCGCCAGGGAGCTTCTCGCTCGGCTTTGTAACCTCGACAGTCTTGTTCGGGAAGAAAAAGTACTGCGAGTCTGATGTATAGCTCGTAAAGTCCAAATCAATCTCTTGTAGCGACTCAAGCGCTGCAGGAGATAGTTTTGGCGTGTTGAGCACAAGGTTGAGGACATTGCGGTCTTCGAACCTATCCACCACCCATTTCCGGACAAACTCGCGCACACCCTTGACGTTAACCGGCTTGACGATATTGCCCTCGATGCGTATAAACTGAGTAATCTCAGCGTTCTCGTTATGCAGTGCGTAGAAGCCGTTAAGCTGAAGGAAGTTATACAAGCAAGCCGTGTCGACCTCGGTCTTTATCTTGCCGTCTTTATTGTAGTATTGCACCCAGAACTTCGCCGGCATGGCGACGCGGAGGAGGTTGCGAAAGTCTTTTCGCTCGCTGTGAATCTCGAGCCAGTCACGCAGATCTTTACGCGGTTTGCCTCTATTATCCTTATAAGTCTGCAGTTTGTCCGGGAGCCATGCCGTGTGAATGTCGATAAAGCGTAGAGCGAGCTCACGACCTTTACGTCGGCCCGTCTCGTCTATATCGGGTATATTGTAGAGCACCTCAACATACTTCATAATCTCCTTATACTCCTCAACAGAGAGCTGATAGGTCTCGGAATTAAACCATAATGGATGATAGCCCATCGACTTGCAGCAAAGCGAGTCACGCTCGCCTGAGCAAATGACAGCCTCCGGAAGCTTTTGTTCCTTGTATGGCTTGCCGTCCTCATGAGAGGCGACCAACTCTTTCTCCTCCTTAGCGTTAAACTCACGATAAGCCTTTTTAAGTTCAGCAAGACCATTTACGTAGTAACGAGGTTTGGCACCTCGTAGGAGTGTAGGAAAATCGGAAGCCTTTGTCGCAATTAAAAGGCTCGTACACCTTATAAAACTTAGTCTCAGGCTTGTTGCCCGACGCCTCCTCGATGATGCACTCACGCATAAAAATCGGATAATTCTCAGTAGAGTGCTTTATCGTCATTTTTCGGTCTTTGACGTACCCTATCCACTTGACCGAGTGCCAATGCAGCGCATCGACGTCAGCTTGTGTAACGCGCGGGCCAAGAGCCTTGAGCTCAGCTTCAGTAAACTTCTCGTTTAGTTCAAACGGGCGTGTACCGTCAAGCTCCTCGACCCTCGCATCACGCTGACGTATTTCCGGACGATTGACTGTGCGGTCGAGTTCATCGCGCACGTCAAACTGCGCAGCGAGTTTAAGGATAGCCTCGTTAAAGCGTGAGCGGTCGTAGCCGTTCTCGCGCATAAAGATGTCGATGGCATTCTCACCACGGCCTTCACCGCCGAAGTCAGTAACCTGCCAGATAGCCCCGTATTTGGCAGAGTTGAATTGACGCAACGACGCCGATGGCGTTTTCTCGTCGCGGATGGCGAAATGTTTATTTCGCTGACCGACACAGACCCGCGCTTGAGGGTAAATAGACAATATGATGTCCAAGCCTCCGTTCGTTGCGTTAAGTATTTGGTTAACTGTTATCATTTTTGCTCTTTTTATCTTCTGACACAAAGTTAAGTAACGCCGTGGCCATGACAAAAACGCATGTCACACGGCGCGATATGTTGCGAAATCACGCTATCACGAAGCGTTAGTGTCGCGCTCGGCTGCAGAGAGGATCTTAGAGCTCATCTCAGCAGCCTGAAGTATGATTTTTGAAAAATCATCGCTCTCCGTCATCAACTGCGCAAAAGCTTTTGTAATAAAAGCCTTATCACCACCACACCATGAGAACAGCTTGTTTGTTTCATTATTGTCAGCCATAAAACCAAATATCGGGCGCCCCCAAGCCTTGCATGCCTCGATAGCTCTCCTCATATTAACAAGAGCATCATCGCCCTCATCATCAGACTGGAAATCACTCTCAGGATAGTCAAAAATAGGAACACGAATGAGATCAACAGACCTCGATAACCCGACGCTCTTATTATCGAGTAAATCGACATTGAGTATAGGTCTAATTTGCGCAGGACGCTCAGACGACAGCCTATAGGCATGGCCAAATTTATCCCAGAATAACACTTTTGTATCTCTCTGTAGCTCTAAAGCAACATCATCGCCGCTACCATCTATGGCAAGACAACAGCCCTCGACGAACTCAACAATGTGGAAAGTCGTCTGAAGCTTATTAGCATCTATCAACTTATTTGTAAAAGCGATATAGTCGTCAATATTAATCTTTATCATTGCAATCTATAATTTTTAGGTATTCGACATATTTGTTTTTCAGCAAGCAAAAGCGACCATTTATACAAAGTCGCTTATGCTTGCAGCCATCGCATTTATTTATAAATATCTGCAGCATTATCGTATCGCTCAAAATCATACACGAAGACGAGCGGATTAGTCTCCCAGACCTTAGCCCCGTATAATCTTTTAAAGGTCCTGAAGAACTCATCTTTAGAAAAAAATCCCTCTGCAAAAAGATCTTTATCAGAAATGTCTTGCAGATACTCGACGCGCACACCCGTTATTTTTATATAATATCTCATTAAATCAGCTCTCACAAAAAGCTTGTTTCTATAACCGGGCGATTTTAGAATATCATCTATATCTATTTTTTTTGATTTGCGTTTAAGATGAAAAACCTCATAAAGAAATAAATCCGAGTAGCACTGAGCGACACCAACAACCTCACCCTCTTTGTATTGAGATTTGACTTTTAAACAAGTATCATCATCAAAACGTAGATAATACTCACCTTCACTCATCTCACTGACCTCATCGCAAAAGAGACCCGCCCAGGCGTGACCATAATAAAGACCCTGCGCCCACACATGTATGTTATTCCTAATCTTACCCAAAACAAGTTTTAATCTCGCACCCTTTCGTCCCGACACCTTAGATACCAGACGTCTTGTCTGTGTTTTAAGCCCTTCAATAACAAAGTATGTCATCGGGGCAACTCTATCATTAAACATTATCTTCTTCATGACCATGATTAGTAAGTTTTGAGACGTAGAACTCTGATTATGTCGCGGCAGTGCTTGACACCACATTTTCTCTTAATATGCATCAGCTGCACCTTGACAGTCTGAGCATTTTTGTTGAGTCGCTCAGCTATCTGAGTAAACGTGAGACCCTCAAGGTAGAGGTCAGCAATCTGACGCTCACACTTTGACAAGTTAACCATTGATTTTGGCTTGCAGATGACGCCCTGAAATTCGCAGATGCCACGCAAAGGGCATTTTACCTCCTCGAAATTCACAATTTGGTTGTCAATATCTTGCGTGAGCGTGTCATGCTCGCCGAAATTGCAGCGGATAAACCTATCAACCATCTTAAACTTATTGTTACGGTAGAGCTTCGCCAATGTTGCGTAACTCTCCGGAAAACGAGTCTTGACTATACCATCGACATTATCGATAATATCAGCATTAAACTTCGTCAGACGTCTTGCATCCTCGCCCGGCTTTTTAAATTGCACGAAACCGTCGGGCGTTGTAAAAAATTCTAATGTTTCCATTCTGCCTCCTTATCAATCGCATCCTTGCAAGCCAAGCGCTCAAGTGTGTTCAGGTTATACCCCATCACACCACTCAGCTTACGACGGATAGTGTTATATTTCAGATCATAGTTAATCATCAAATACGTCAGGTATTTGGCTTTGTCCTTTTTGGACAGCTTAGAGTAATAAACCTCTAGGTTCAACGAATCGAAATTATGCTCCATTTTCTTGTTAATGTCGAAATTAGTGTCTAACTTTGACGCAAAATTAGTAACAAAAGTCGGATTATATCCTACTTTGTTAAGATTTTAACTCTTAATATAGTAGGATTTAACCTTTATTAAGTATGAAGTACGAAAATAACACTATCAAGAGCGCGAGAGTTAAAGAATTGCTCACGCGAGCTGGAATCACATTTAAGGATTTCAGCAAAAGTCTTTGGGGGCCAAACAGTCACAACGGGATTACTTACTTTGACGCCCGCCCCGACGTCAAAGTATCCACCCTTGTCAGGATGGCAGATATATTAGGATGCTCAATCGAAGACATCCTAATAAGGTCGGACAACAACTCGGACAGTCCGACAGTAAACGGACATCATAACGTCATCAACAGTAACTACGTAAACACAGACGTTACGACACTTAGAGCTGAGGTTAAGGCTCTAAAAATGGTCATCGAGGAAAAAAATCAGCGTATTGATGACCTTAAAAAAGCAAACAGCGACCTCGGAAAAAGATTGGATATGGTTCTGCAATTAGGACAAAATAAGGACAACAGAGAGTAGAAAAACACTAATTTTAACAATTAATGTTATTTGATAATGAGGTCGTTACGAGACAACATTGACAAATGTCCAATCCTGCCTCCGCAACAAGACACGGTCGAAGTCCTTTATAACATAAGGATTTCGACCTCTTTTCGTTATCGGGCGTTGCGGAGCTTCGGACAAAAAATTTCAAGTAGTAAGACCAACATCTTTAATCCAGCAGTATGATGGCTCTAAAAGATGTTAAAATGTGCTCAAAATTTTGTACAGGTAAAAGTTCAGACATTGTGGGCTACACTCCTCCCACTTTATACAAAGGAGTGCGTTGGTTCGTTGACTTCTCAGCTTACGACCAGACACGTGGTCTAATGAGACGCAAACGATATTATATCACAGACAATCTCAGTATCTCTGCGAAAAAACACAGAGCTGCTGAAATAATGGAAGTTTTGACAAAGCTGCTTAGCCAAGGTTGGAATCCTTAGCTGACTAATGACGAAAGCCGTGGATTTGTTCTCTTTGAAAATTGCCTGGAACGTTATTCTGAATATGTTGACCGCATGGACAGAAAACGAACACGCCAAAGCTATTCCTCCAAAGTGAACATATTGAAGGATTTCATTGCAGTCCAGACAAATCCAATAAAATACGCTTACCAATTTGATGTCATGTTTTGTACAGACTTTATTGATTGGATTTTCCTTGATCGTAAGAGTTCTCCACGAACAAGGAACAACTATCTTGGTTGGCTTTATAGCTTGGCAGAGTTCTTGATAGCGCGAAAGCACATCAAGACAAACCCTGTTGAACAT